GTATAGATCTAAAGATTCTTCCTCTCCTTTGAGCACAAGTCGGCCGAAGACTAAATGGAGGCGTTCAAATTCGGAATGTATGACGGTCTTTTCAAGTTACAACCACGCGCTACTTCTAATTGCTTCACTGATGGTCCTGTCTACGCTAAAGCTCTCTACCACTTCGCGAAAAAGTTCGCTATGAATCGCTTTAATGTCACCCCTCAAGAACAGTTTTCCTTCGAAGACATCACACAAGGTTTCTTTCACAAGTGTACCATGCAGGACACCCTCCCAGGCACGCTGATCCTTCGCATGGCCATGGTGGGCATCGATGAACTGTCGAGTGATTGGTCCAACTACTTAAGTAGGCAGAGAATGCTGCTTAATCTGATAGACTCTTTTGGGCTCTTTAGTAATGTGGCCGAGACTGCATACTTTATAAACGTCACACTCTACAAGAGCGACGCGTTTACTTATGGCAAATTGTTTGGGAAAATTCTAAAGGTTGTCGTCCAAGTCAAACTCCTCTTGATGACTGGCAACTAGAGCTACCTCTATGTTCCTTCGAAGGATGATTTCTGACGAAAGTAGGGCAAAAGAAAATTTTGAAAAATTTAAGAACCGTAACAAGAGTAAATTTCGCCCCGAAAATGGTCGCAAGCGCAACAAGCGTGAGCGAAAAAATTCAAGGTATCAAGGCAAAAAAATAATAGATGACTTGATTTCCGATGGCACTCCCGAGTATAATAGGGGTAATCATGATGACAAAAACTAAGATCAAACTGTCTCGTAATACTTTAGGTATTATGAAAAACTTTTCGCAGATCAATTCAAATCTATTGATCAAGCCTGGAAATACATTCAAGACAAAGTCACCAAGCAATTGTGTGTTTGCTGAAGCAATTGTTGAAGAAGATTTTCCGGTAGAAGTTGCCATTTGGGATTTAGGACAATTCCTGAACGTTGTTAGTCTTTTTCAGGATCCCGAATTTGAATTTGCAGAAAACTATGTTACAATACAATCCAATAATTCTTCTGTAAAGTATTTCTATTCAGCAGCATCTCTTCTTACTGTTCCGACTAAGAATCTAAAGATGCCACCGACTAAACATGAATTTTTAATGACACAGACATCATTTGCAGAATTTAGTAAGGCAGCTGCAGTTCTTCAAGTCAGTGATTTGGTAATGAAAGCAGAAAATGGAATTGTTTCTCTCACAGTTTCCAAGAAAAGCGATCCCAGTTCAAACTCGTTTACTGTTGAAGTTGGCGAAAGCGATGAAGACTACGAGTACAGTCTAGATATGGCAAATCTTCGCCTGATGCCCGGAGATTATACTGTGTCTTTGACTGATACCGTGGTTAGTCGTTTTGCTCATACTAACATGAGTTTAAATTATTTTGTTGCCGTAGAAAAGAACTGAGGTAGGCGTGTTTATTAGTGAAACTATTTCGGATTTGGTTTGGGTCGAAAAGTATAGACCCAAATCAATAACTGATTGCATTTTGCCAAATGATCTTTATAATGGATTTGCAGGCATTGTAAAGAATGGAAAGATGCCAAATTTAATGCTGTGTGGAAAGCCTGGAACTGGCAAAACAACAGTTGCAAGAGCTTTATGCCAAGACTTGGATATGACATACATAATTATCAATTGCTCAGAACAAAATGGAATTGATACTTTAAGGACCACGATACGCTCATATGCTAGTACCAAATCACTTCATGGTGGAAAAAAAGCCATCATTCTTGATGAGTTTGATTATGCCAATCCGCAATCCATGCAGCCTGCACTTAGGGGGGCGATGGAAGAATTTGCACCTAATTGCAATTTTATTCTCACTTGCAATTACAAAAGTCGCATTATAGAGCCTCTGCATAGTAGATGCACAGTTATTGATTTTAATTTTCCTGCAGATGAGAGGGCTATTATTGCTAAAAAAATGATGGCTCGGTGTGAGCATATTCTTAAGGAAGAAAATGTTCCTTATAAGCAAGAAGTCATTGCCAACCTAATAGTAAAATATTTTCCTGATTTTCGTAGAGTAATAAATGAACTTCAGAGGTATTCTGCACACGGTTCAATTGATATAGGCATCCTATCAGCAAAAGAAGATTCAAATATCAAGGAACTTATTGGATATATGCAGAAGAAAGATTTTGCTTCTTGCCGCAAGTGGATTGCAACTAGCGCGGAAAGTACCTCCCCCGATTTTTTTAGAAAGCTATATGATGGTATGTATAATTGTTTAAAAAAGCCATCTATACCTCCCATGATTTTAATTCTGGCGGATTACCAATATAAATCAGCATTTGTGGCAGATCAAGAAATTAATACCATGGCTTTGGTTTGTCAGCTTATGATGGAATGCGAGTTTGAATAATGGAATTGAAAGACTTCTTAAACAGCATCAATACATCAAAACAAAATTTAATAGATGCAGATACTAAGGTGGAAAAATTGTATCCACCTTTTATTGTTAATAAATGTTTATCTTATTTTCCCGATACCATATTGATGGCCAATCAAATAAATGCATGTAGTCATATTGATCGTAAAATGCAGTATGATTACTACATTTATAATATTAGACCAAAGAAAAGGTTTGCTCCTTGGACAAAGAAGATTTATCACGAAGATTTGGAAGTTATTAAACAGGCTTACGGGATTTCTGAGAAAAAAGCCCTAGAATTCATGGATTTATTGGATGAGGAAAAAATAGAAAAAATAAGGAAATCTCAATATGTTGGTGGACATAAATAACTTTGTTGGTTAGGAGTTATTATGTCTGATAATGATGATTTATTCCGGGGTGTAGGTGTCCCGGTCAATTTAAAGAAAAAAGAAAACTATCTTGTTGTAAAGGAGACTCTTGAGAGAATCGGAGTCAGCCCAAAGAACAAAAAAGTATTATATCAATCCTGTCACATTCTCCATAAACATGATAAATATATCATAGCACACTTTAAGGAATTGTTCAAATTAGACAACTTGAAGTCTGATGTAACAGAAGAAGATTTTCAAAGAAGAAATGCAATTATAAATCTTCTTCAGGAATGGGATTTGATTGAAGTTTTAGATCCGGCAAAGATAGAAAATAAAATGAAAATAACGGGATTAAAAATTCTTCGTTATGATGAAAGAGATGATTGGGACTTGATACAAAAATTTAATACAGGAACATTAAGAAAATTTTTCTCGGAGTGAATATATGCATAAGTTGACATTAGGAATGATCGTTAAGGACGAATCGCATATCATTAAGGAATGCATCCAGTCGGTTGCAAAATACATAGATTATTATGTAATTTGTGATACTGGATCATCTGATAATACAAAACAAATCATAAAGGAATATTTTGATTCCCAGAATATTCCTGGTGAAATACATGACCATGAATGGGAAAACTTTGGCAAAAACCGAACAAGGGCTTTAGGTCTTTGCAAAGGAAAAACCAAATGGGTGATAATGATCGATGCTGACGATTATATCGAAGGCGACATGCCTACAAACTTTGACGATAATCTAGATGGATATACAGTAAATATCCGTAGAGGCAATTTTGAGTGGAAGCGAGCTCAAATTTTTAATGTCGGTAAAAAGGATTGGCATTATGAGGAGCCAATTCACGAATATCCTATCTGTGATCAACCAATGGCAATCATGCATCTTAATGGAAACTATTCGTTTCAAGTAAGAACCGCAGGATATAGAACTATTTCATGCGCGACACAACAAGAAAAATATTGGAAAGATTATGAATTGCTCAAAAAAGCAATGGAGACAGATCCAAATTCTCAAAGAAAACAGTTTTATCTAGCTCAATCTGCATTTGATGCACATAGATTTGATATAGCAGAGCAGGAATACAGTAAAAGAGTAGAAATGGGTGGATGGAATGAAGAAGTATTCTTTGCACAAATGCGTGTTGGCATTTGCAAAGAATTACAAAATAAACCACTACCAGAAGTTGCAGATGCATTTATGAAATGTTGGGAAATTCGTCCAATCAGGGCAGAACCTCTTTATCATTTGTCTTGTATTTACCGAAAAAACAATCGACCAGCTGCAGCATTTATGGCAGCGTTTCAAGCTCTAAGTTTGCCAAAGCCAGATCAAGATATTTTATTCGTTGATGCAGATCCATATCATTGGGGAATTTTAGATGAAATAGTGTCTACAGCTTTTAGTGTTGGTAAATTTCATATGGGTCTCCAGGCTGCAGATAAACTTTTAAATGAAAATTTGCTTCCACCAGAGCATATTGAAAGAGTCCAAAAGAATAGACAAGCTTATTATAATAAGGTTCTGGAAATTCAAGCTCACATGGCCCAACAGCAATATGCTCAGGCTCAAATGCAAGCAAAAATTCAGGCTCCAGTAGTTCCCCAAACTACTTTAAATCTTCCAAAGAAGATGGCAACCTTGGCATCCAGGGATGGTGTTTATGGCCAAGATGAAACTGAATCTAAAAAGAGCAAAGCATTCAAGAAAAAAAAGGTCAAAAAATAGTTTATCTCAGGGGCTAAATATTCATAAGACCCATATGTAAATATGGATATTATAGCCAATGAATGACCAAAAATCGGCAGTAAAATTAATCAGAGAATGCCAACAGTTAACTGTTGGCTCTGATTATTTTATAGTTGAAAGGGTTTTAAATCCAAAAATTGTAAAAGTAGGAAATGGTTTTTCCGAATTGCCTCTTAGAGATTCTACGGGCAATGAATATTTATTGGTTGGAAATTTAAATAAAATTTTTAAATTATTTAAAGTTACTAATCTTTTTGAAAAATTAGATACTCAAATTTTTGTATTAAAAAATGACATTGGGCCTTTTACTAAAAATAGTAAATTTAAACAAATATCAAATGATGGTCTTTTGATTGAAGAAGTAATAGAAATTGGTTCTGGATTATCTGAAAAAACTTTCGTTGAAGAAAATAATAATAGCATTGTAAAATTTACAGGTAATATTAATAAAATAAATGAATTATTTTTTCCTTTAGTTGTTAAAGCAAAAGAACCTTCTGTTGTGCTTGAAAAGGTTATGGGGCCTATTGGACCTAAAGGAATAAAAGGCGATAAAGGGGATAAAGGCGATGAAGGTCCTATTGGTTTACATGGTCCAAAGGGAGATAAGGGCGACAAAGGAGATAAAGGAGACAAAGGCGATGCAGGAATTCAAGGAGAACCTGGCCCTCAAGGAGAACCAGGACCGCAAGGACCAGAAGGACCCCAAGGACCGCAAGGTGAACCTGGCATACAAGGTCCTAAAGGTGATAAAGGAGACACTGGCCAAATTGGTTCCATCGGGCCACAAGGACCAAAAGGAGACAAAGGAGACCAAGGCGAAAGAGGACCCGCTGGACCGAAAGGTGACGTGGGCCCAAAGGGTGATCGCGGAGAAAAAGGCGAAAGGGGAGATGCAGGACCTATGGGTCCTCAAGGCGCTATTGGACCTAGAGGCCCGCAGGCGAAGCCCGGACCACAGGGACCACCCGGCCCGAAGGGAGATGTAGGAACACAAGGACCTCCAGGACCACCGGGGGCTGCTGGTGTAAGTCCAGTAATAAAAGCAAACTATCCATTAATATTAGAAAATGGAACAATATCTTTTGATTCAGAAAAGTTTACAAAAGTTATTGATAATTTTAAAAATAAAGATATTCAGTCTGCAATTGATAAAGTTTCAACTTTACTTACAAATTCTGGTGGAGGCATTGCAGGCGGTGGAGCAGTTGGAATTCTATACAATGGACGAAAGTTACTCAAATCGGTAAATGATATTAATTTTACAGGCTCAGGTGTTACTGTTACCAGACACGGGAAGCATGTTGAAGTTAATATTACTGGTGGAAGTGGTGGTATTGGTGCACAAGTTTTGACAGATTTAAATGATGTTAATTCTGAATTAACTCCTGCGAGTAATGATGTTTTTTACTACGACAGCCTTTTCAATAAATGGTCTTCTACAAATATTTCAAATTTATTGACAGGATTTATAGGTTCTGGAACTTTTACAGAAGCAACCGTAGCAAATAAACCTTTAAGCCCAATAGCAGGAGATCGTTGGTTTAACCTAGATGATGGCAAATTGTATACAGCAGTAACTGACAATTCAGGTATTATTTGGGTGGAATTTGGTGTAGGTGGAACAAATCCAGTATCAGCTACAATAGTAAACGTTACAACAGTAACTGGAGCAACATATGCAGCCACAGGAGTAGACCATTACATTGGAGTCAGCTACGCTGGGGTTGCAACAATCACGCTTCCAAGTTCTCCAGAGCCGGGAAGAAAATTAATAGTAAAAGATGAATCAGGACACGCAGGAGACAATTATAACAGAAGAATTATTATTGTCGGAGCGACCTCATCTCATAAAATAGACAATCAAGATCAAGCAATAATAAATCTTAGCAATGCAGGCTTAGACTTTATTTACAACAATGGATGGAGAATTGTATGAGCTATATTTTTACCGATGAAGTAGGCTTTAAAGATACTGCAGTAGACGCATTCAATCGTCTTAAAGTTGTAAATCCTTTCACAGTGTTCGACAGTCAGCACAGATACCAAGAAAATTATAGATGGAGTACATTTGGTATAAGTGGAGGAACATATTCATACTCTGTAGAAGAAAGTGCAGTAAATCTTATTGTAGGAACTACTTCGGGATCAAAAGTCACCAGAGAGACCAAAAGAGTATTTCCATACCAACCCGGTAAATCACTTTTGGTACTCGGAACATTTGCGTTCAACCAACCAAAAGAAGGATTGAGGCAAAGAATTGGATATTTTGGAATAACAGGAGGAGCAACATCGGGCATTCCATACAATGGAATTTATCTAGAACAAAATGGATTAACTTTAAGCATGAATCTGGTGTCTGCTTCTTTGGGAACAACCACAACAGTAAACCAATCTGATTGGAACGGTGATGTGTTTGATGGAACTGGTGCTTCTGGTAGAGATGTGGACATATGTAAGGCAAATATTTTTTGGATGGATATTGAATGGCTTGGAGTTGGCGATGTTAGAACAGGATTCTTTGTACATGGAAAACCAGTTATTGCCCACACATTCCACAACGACAATATAAATCCAACAACCTATATGACAACTGCATGTCTTCCAATTCGTTATGAACTTGAAAATTTGACAGGACAGACTGGAAGCAGTCAAGCAAAACAAATTTGTTCTTCTGTAATTTCAGATGGTGGATATGAAGGATTCAGCAGAAGATACAATGTTTCTACGGGAACAACTGAAGTAAATCTTTCTTCATCTGGAGTTTATTATCCAATTTTATCAATACGTCTGAATTCCAATAGACTGGACTCTATTATAGTTCCATCAAACATTAGTACAATCGTGACAACAAATTCGTGGGTTAACTATAGAGTCGTATTGAATGGAACATTTACTGGTACTACACCTACATGGCAAACCCATTTTAATGGAAATGTAGATTATGCAATTTTTGATGGAAGCAGTGGATTGACTGGATCAACAGATATTCTTGGTGGTTACATAAACGTTGGTGGCGCAGTATCAATCGGTGGAGTGAATGATTTTAATTTTCAATTGGGCAGAACTCAAACTGGAGAGAGCGATGTTTTGACAATTGTTGCTGCTGGTCCGAGCCCAAACAGCAAAGTCGTAGTGGATCTTTCATGGTTTGAAATCATATAAGTATTAAAGTATGGCTATTGATTTTCCTAAATCCCCTACTAGTGGCCAAATATATACTGCCAATTCCATAACATGGCAGTATGATGGTTATGGTTGGCGAAAACAGGTTACCGGTGGCAGTGGTGGAATTATTGGTGATTATGTAATTTCAGTGGATGGTGCTACTGGAATAGTTATTTTTCCATCTTGGTCTAATACTGGCCCCGGTTATTATAATGGAATTGCTCCGGGGAAAACGTTTTCAATTGGTTGGAGTGCTTTAGAAGTTTTAGAAGAATTAATTTATCCATATCAACCTGTAAGTTTTATTGCTAATTCTTTGAATATCAATATTGGTTCATCTCCATTTGATCTTGGGAGAACTTTTGCTGCTGCAAATTATAATGCATCTTGGTCAACTACAGGTCCTGCAGCTAACTGGACCCCGGGCTCTATAGTAATAAGAAATACAACAACTTCTACAACTTTGATTACAGGATTGAATTATAATAGTTCGCCTTATGGAATAACGCATACTGAATATGGTTATACTTTACCAAGTTCTTTAGTTTTTGGAATTACAGGCAGTCAAGTATCTGGATCAGTGGTTTCAGATTCTCAAACTTACAGATGGGCACACAGAATTTATTGGGGTAAGAGCAGTTCTGCTTCTCCAACCTCTATTGCTAATCTCACAACAGGCTCAAGCAGTAGGTTTACAAGTAGTTCAACCACATTGGGAACTTATACATATACGTTTATTGCTTCTGGAAGTGCAGAATATTGTTACGTAATTGTTCCGACTTCCCCGGGGAGTCCCGGAACCTATACAACATGGAAAGATGTAAATAATCTTTCTTTTACTCCAGTATCGGGAACATTTACAGAAACGAATGCTTATGGAGTATCAATAAATTGGACTTGGTATCAAGTAAGCAATCCAACAACATCAACATTCTCAGCAACGGCTTCATAATATGCCAATTACAGGATACATTTCAGTAGGTTTGCCCATAGGACCCGGATCAACAAATGATCCTTACTATGTCACAGACCCACAATATGGTCTTGGTGGACTTAGAACAGTTGGAACTACGGCTGCAAGAGATGCAATTATTGCCAATCGTCGCGAAATTGGTATGATGGTATATGTTTCTGGAAATAATACATTTTACTATCTTTCTGGGGGTACGGGAAATAGTTACTGGATTGAATTTTCTGGTGGGGGCGGTGCAAGCGCAGGAGTATCTTCAATTTTTGGAACTCCTGATGAAATTTCAGTTAGCGCAAATACAGGAAATGTTACCTTAAGTTTACCAAAAACGGTAAAAATTCAAGAATCTTTGTATATAAATGGCATAACTTTAACTTCAGGAACTGGAACAACCCTAGAAATTTACTCAAATTTGAATGTTTATGGCAATATAAATACTTTCGGAAGTATGAGCGTAGATGGTCTAATTATTACAAGAACAGGGTTTGCAGGAGATACTTCTACACCATACTTGGAAACTATTGAATCCGTTTTACTTGACGGTGGAGACTTTTAAGGAATAAAAATATATGGCAATAATTAAATTTAAACGTGGTTCTGGTGTACCAACAGGATTAACAGCATACGAAGCAGCATGGGATACTTCTTTAGGAAGATTTTTCATCAACAATGGATCTACTGCAGTATGGATTGGTGCAAGAATTGATGATGTCACAACTTTAGGTGGTGCCGGAGCCTGTGCTTATTTTGTTCCAACTCAATTGGCTGTCAAAACTTATGTAGATGCTCAAGTTGCTGGTGGTGCCGTATCTAGTATAAACGGAGTTACAGGTTCCGTTAGTCTTGGTGCTGGATCTGGTATTTCAATAGCAAGCTCTGCCGCTGCTAAAGGTATAACATTTTCAAATACTGGTGTTCTGGCTATACAAGCAGGGTCTGGACTTTCTTCATCTGGTCAAACTGGAAACGTAACATTAACTAATACTGGTGTTTTGACATTCAATGGAAATGCTGGTGCTGTTCAAGGAGTCGGCACAGCAGTCGCTGGTTCTGGTATTTCAGTATCCGGCGCAACCGGAAACGTAACCATAACCAACACTGGTGTATTGAGCAATGTAGCTGGATCTGGAATCAGTGTATCTGCAGGAACCGGAAACGTAACAATAACCAATGCTGGAGTAACCGGCCTTGTTGCTGGAACAGGAATCAGCGTAAGCTCTGCAACCGGAAATGTAACTGTAACAAACATTGGTGTTCAATCAATTGCAGGAACTGCAAATCAAATAACTGCGTCGGGGGCAACTGGGGCAGTAACATTAAGTTTGCCTTCAGCAGTTACAATGCCAGGATCATTGACTGTAACCGGCAATCTTGTTGTCAATGGAACAACCACAACTGTAAACTCTACGACAGTTACAGTTCAAGATCCTCTTATTGCAATTGGTGGTCTTACTGGAAACATTCCACCAGCATCAGGAGATGTAAAAGATAGAGGAATTGTTTATCAATACAATTTGGCTCCAGCAGGAACTACGGGAGCCACGGGATTCTTTGGCCACGATCAAAGCACAGGATTCTTCACATACATTCCTAGCATATCTTCATTAACAAATGATGTTGTAACTGGTACTGCTGGAACCGCACAATTCAATGAAGTTCGTGGATTGTCTGGTGTTACATTTACAATAACTGCTCCTGCAACGACTAGCTCTCTTATTGAAATGAGAGGTGGAGCAGCTTACAATAATACAATTATTTCTCTTGAATCCTCTATTGTTGAAATAGGAAATTACGGAAGCCGATCTGGAATTAAATTTACTGAAGGTGGAAGAGGACATCTTCTTTATCCTTCTTCTTCTATGACTGCAAGCCGAACATATGATTTACCAGATCACTCAGGTACAGTTGTTGTTCCTTCCGATCTAGGAAGCATTGCTGGTTATCTTCTAACTTCGCAGGGCGCAACTGCACAACCTATATGGATTAAACCGGATGATGTAGGAACGGGCATTACTGCATCTGCTGCCAAACTATTGACAGTATCAAGTGATACAAGTGATACAACATGTTTCTTAACATTTATAAACACTGCATCAAATAGCAACCAAGCATTTAAGTATAATTCAAGTTTGGCTTATAATGCTGCGACAAATTATTTGGATGTAAATATTGACTGCGGCGCATATTAATAAAATTTAGGAGAAAATTGTGAGTGAACCAAATTATAATGAAACTGTTGTAATTCCGTTTTTGCAAAAAAAATATCAAGATTCTGCAAATTTAGCTTTAGCATATGAAGCCAATTATTTAATTGAAAAATCAAAAAATGAATTTTTGCAAAATCAAATTCATGAATTAACAAAAAAATTAGAAAATTATTCTAAAAGAAAGAAAAAAGAAGATATAGCACTAGACGGCCAAGCATTCTAAATAGAATAGTAATACGTTGAATCTAGTTATACGGAGTGGTGAATGGCAATTTTAAAGCCCAAACGTGGTTCCGGACTTCCCACGGGACTACAACAAAATGAACTTGCAATAGATATTCTCAATAAACGTATTTATTTGGGGAATACTGGTGGCACAGGCGATATCGTAAGTTCACATATAACAAGTTATATTACTTCTTTTAATGGGCTTACTGGATCTGTTACGGGTGTGGCTAGTTTCAATTCAGCTACAGGAGCAATTCAAGGCGTTTCGACAGCAGTTGCTGGTTCTGGGATTTTCGTTTCAGGTGCAACCGGGAATGTTACAATTACCAATATTGGTGTGACTGGAATTCAAGGTGGAACAGGAATAGCAGTTTCTTCTTCAACCGGAAACCCAACAGTAAGAAATACTGGCGTTATTTCAATAAATGGATCTACCGGAACAATTATAAACATTGCAGTTACAAATGCAGCCCAAACATTTACTGGTATTCAGTCTTTTTCGGCAGGATTGAGTGCATCTGGTGGAATTACTTTTCATTCTCCAATACTTTCAACCAGATTGTCCAGAACAAGTTCTGTTGTTTTTGACACCCAAACTGGAAATTTCAGTCCTGCGGAAGCAGACAATGGTAAAGTATTTGTAATAAACATTACAGGAAAAACGGCTGTTACCGTGACACTTGATGGATTGTCAACAGGTTGGAGAGCAAAATTTCTTGTTTTGGGTGGGGCTGGTGTTCAATTTCAAAGTTCTTTGGGAACAGTTTTAGGAACATTTGGTGTGGATGGTGGAGGAGTTGGTGCTCTTACAGAAATGGTCGAAGTATACTGCTATGGTCAAAATACATATTTTGCTGGTTAATGAATTCCCATCTATTTAAAAATATATACAGATATGCAAAACACAACGGATATGGAAAAAATCTAGCATATAAAAGATTTTCCATATTGAATGATTTAAAATTTGAATCAATTCTTGATGTTGGTTCTGGGCCGTGTTTTTTACAAACTTGGCTTATTGAAAATAAAATTAATTTTGAATATGAAGCAGTTGACATTCGTGAAGAATGTTTTAAGTTCTGCAATTGCAATACATACACAACTATTCCAACACATAGATTATACGACTTGGTATGTTTGTTTGGGACAGTTACTTACAACATCGACAATGATGAATCACATAATAAAAAATTATTGAAAGATTTATTAATTAAATCTAAACAAGTTTCAAAATTGTTTTTACTATTTACAGTTTTTAAAGAATGTATTAGAATAAAACATTTAAACAATAATCCTAAAAATTATTTTGTATATTTCAGTAAAGACGAAATCAAAAATACTCTTAATGAAATTGGTATTTTTAATTATAAAATTATTGAAAACAATGACTTGGATGAATTTGAATATTTTGTATTATGTGATCTTTCTAAATAAAATCTACCTGTAAAATATGTTATTTATTAAGGATAAATAATAGGTACAATGCCTATTAATTTTCCAGATAATCCAATTGTTGGTTCCACGTATCCATACAACAACATTGTATGGCAATATGGTGGAAATTCTTACTGGTTTATTATTGGAAATGATGTTGCAGGGCCCACAGGACCTACCGGGCCAGCTGGCCCTCCGGGATCTGGAATTTCTGGAGGCGTTGTAAACACATTAAACGGCTTGACTGGTGGGGTTACATTATATGGTGGGGATAATATATTTATAGACCCTTCGTCTGCTGGAATTACCATAAGTTATATTCCAACATTGAGCGTAAAGGGGGCAGCAGGATCAGTACAATTTGCAGCAGACGGGGTATTAGATCTTCAGTCCGCTTTAAACTTTAAATTAGATACTACGCAATTTACAAGCGCATTCATTGTCCCCGGTGGAATAAAAATGGGAACTGAAGGAACTTCTGCATATCTGCAGTTTCCAGATGGAACAATTCAAACTACTGCTGCCTATGGAATAGTTGGGGGAACCGGAGCCACGGGGCCTCAAGGTAACACTGGTAACACTGGAGCCACTGGAGACCAAGGCATCCAAGGCATCCAAGGCATTCAGGGGATTCAGGGAAACACTGGTAACACTGGTAACACTGGTAACACTGGAGCCACTGGAGACCAAGGCATCCAAGGTATAACTGGAGCCACTGGAGCCACTGGAGCTACTGGACCTCAAGGAAACACCGGAAATCAGGGTATTCAGGGTATTCAGGGTATTCAGGGTATTCAGGGTATTCAGGGTATCCAAGGTATAACTGGAGCCACTGGAGCCACTGGAGCTACTGGACCTCAAGGAAACACCGGAAATCAGGGTATTCAGGGTATTCAGGGTATTCAGGGTATCCAAGGTATAACTGGAGCCACTGGAGCCACTGGACCTCAAGGTAATACTGGAGAACAGGGTATTCAGGGTATTCAGGGTATAACTGGTAACACTGGAGCCACTGGAGCCACTGGAGCCACTGGACCTCAAGGTAATACTGGAGAACAGGGTATTCAGGGTATTCAGGGTATAACTGGTAACACTGGAGCCACTGGAGCCACTGGACCTCAAGGTAATACTGGAAACCAAGGCATCCAAGGTATCCAAGGCATCCAAGGCATCCAAGGTATAACTGGTAACACTGGAGCCACTGGACCTCAAGGTAATACTGGA